GCATCGACAGGCACGAAATATACAAACTGATCGAGCGCGGCAAGCTCAACGCCAGACAAGTGGAGCAAATGAGTTAAAAAACATATCAAAGGAGGACATAAAAAATGAAATTAGGAGAACTACCATTCGGAAGCAACATCAAAATTCCCGAGCGCCGCGAGGATGGAACCTACGAGCTGGCTGACTACACCCTTGGTTGCCTCAATAATTTTGACGTGGGCACCGCAGGGCTTATCCGCGAGGAGATACACAGCCTGTGCCGGTTCGGCGGCAGCACGGAGTACGCCGGATCAGACCTGGACAAACGCATGACGGAAATATACAACAGCTACCCCGATGAACTTAAAGAGCTGATTATCCCCTGCACGTTCTCACTGTATAACGGCAGAGGCGCTGAGGGCATAACTCGCAAAGTGTTTGCCCCCACGTTGACCATGGTAGGCTGCGGCAAAAATGAAGGAGTAGAAGAAGGCTTAACATGGCCTATATTCACGGGAAGAAAGAGCCGCAAAAAGACCTTTAACGGCTCGGCGGCCGTCTGGTGGCTTTCCTCGCGGTACTCCTCTGGCAACGCGTGGTGCGTCTTCACGGACGGCTCCGCCTACTACAGCTTCCCGTCGCACTCGTACGGGGTTGTCCCCGCTTTTGTAATCCCTCAATCGGTACAGATTGACGACACACCGGATAATGACGGCAGCTACAGATTGACGGTGCTGCAAAACTATCACTCGTAAAAGACTGCGAAAAACATATCAAAGGAGGACACAAAAGTGAAAACAACTGAAAAGACATTCGGCGCTTGCCGCTACTGCGGGCAGCTGCTCAATATCAAGAGCTATTTGGCCCTGCATCCAAACATCGGCGACCCGGACGAGGACGGGATAGCTACCCTCATATGTGACTGCAAGGAGGCCCGGCGCGACCGTGACACTCATGAGGCTGCCCTTCGGGGAGAAAACGACCGCATTGAGGCCCTACAAAAAGCAGAGGATGTCATCGAGGAGCTGTTTGCAGGCAACCCGCACCAGAAGCGCATAGCCGTGGACGAGCAGACGCGGGAGATATTGCAGCAGCTTGCCGAGCGGGTGTACGGCGGATTTGTGGATAAGGCAGTCATCACCACCACGGACGGGGTAAAGGCCACCATAAAGAGCACCGGCTCCGCCGCGATCGGCATAGCCATAGAGCGCAGCGAGACCAAAAAGGAGAAAAAGGAGATATAACCGTGGAAAGCCGGGAGATATACGACATGCTCCTGCGCGCCATAGGGGAGCACGTGGACACAAAAGGCCGGGCCGCTGTCAGCATCAACGGCAGGCCCGCCCTGATAATAACGATAGACCGGGAGACCGGAGAGATTACCGCCCGCAATGCGATCACTGACACGACCGCCGCCGACGCGGTAATAGACTATCTCAACACTGTTGCCGGGACGAAATATCAAAAAACGCCGAAAAACCGCAGCTATATCAACGCCCGCATTGCGGAGGACCATACGCCGGAGGACTGCCGCCGGGTAATAGACAGCCGCTGGGCAACGTGGAAGGGGACAAGCATGCAGGAGTATATGCGCCCCTGCACCCTGTTTAACTCGGAAAAATTTGAGGGCTACCTGTCGGCGGCAAAAACCGGCGTCAAAAAGGGCAATGGCAGTTACTTTATGAACCACAGCCAGCGCCAATACTCCGCCGACGAACTGGCGAAAATAGGCGTTGATCTAATCGGGGATCTGGGGGAGGACTGAAAAATGTCAAAAAAGAAAAAGGAAGCACTGCCCACCTACACCGTCCTGATCCGCACACCCGCCGGGACGCAGACCATTATTGAGACCAACGACTTCGCAAAAGCCAGACGGACATATGCCCAGTACAAGGGCTCATGCCGCCTGTGCATTGACGGGCGGGAGCTGAGGATACTCGAGGCGGACAAACTGATGGACGACCACAGCGACAAAGTGATAGAGCAGATATTTATACCGCGCCGTGCAAAAGAAAAAGAGGACATACACAAATTGAGGCCTGCCCGGTAACACGGGCGGGCACTACCTTGACCTTTTGCCGGGTGCGGCAATCACCCGGTCCTCCATTATGATAGGGTGGCGGCAGGTGCGGCCAACGGGAAAACGCCCGCACTGCAAACCACCGCCCCCGGCAAAGGGCCAAGACCTGATTATTAAAAAAAAGGAGGCCGCCATGCAGCGGGTACGGCGTGATATATATTCCGGCGTGGTGCTGGAGCGGATCGTATATACCGTGGGCGACAGGACGCAAAAACCCTACCGCCCGCGGAAGCCGAGATTTAAGACTGACGAGGAACGGGCGCGGTTTAACTCTGAGGTAGCCCGCCGGGCCCATACCCGGCTCGTGAACGAGAACTTTACCCCGGCCTCGCTATACAGCACACTCACCCAGGACGACGAGCATGAGGTACACGATTTTAAGGATTTTCGCCGCCTCTGCGTCAACTTCCGGCGCCGGCTGCTCTATGCCTACCCGGAGGCGAAAATCGTTATCTACATGGGGCGCGGCAAAAACACACACCGCATACACGCCCACATGCTGACGGACGGCATCCCGGAGGAGACCATACGCAAACAATGGACGCTGGGCAGCGTCAATCGCTGCGAGCACCTCCGGGCGCACATCCACTATGACGGCATAGACCACGGCCCCGATTATACGGGGCTGGCCAATTACCTGTTTAACCACTGGACGCCGGAGCAGGGCGGGCACCATTACATGGCCACCCGCAACCTTGCCCCCTGCGGCAGGGAGCAGGCAAAACCAATAAAACGCAACTACACGCCGGCCAAACCGCCGCATACACCGAGGGACTATATCCTCGTCGAGAGCGGCGCGACAGAGTTCGGCTTTACCTATTTCAAGTATGTCAAAATCCCGCCCAAGCGGCGGTGTTAAGCGGCGCAAAGCGCAAGGCTTTTGCCGGGGCCTTGTAAATGCGTCGGATTTTAGAACGATTGGAAGGAGGACGGCAATGAAACACCTGGGCGATATAACAAAAATCAACTGGTTTGAAGTAGAACCGGTGGACTGCGTAACAGGCGGCAGCCCTTGTCAAGACCTTTCCGTAGCGGGGAAGAGGGCAGGACTTGCCGGAGAGCGTTCGGGTTTATACATGGAACAGATACGATGCATAAAGGAGTTGAGACAGAACGATGTCAATAATGGGCGAACAGGTGCAATGGTCCGACCTCGCTGGATGGTCTGGGAAAATGTGCCGGGCGCATTCTCCAGCAACGGAGGAAAAGATTTTGCGGCAGTCCTCGAAGAAGCGGTCAAAATCGTCGAGCCACAAGCCTCCTCTATTCCTGTGCCTGACAAAGGATGGCCTTCAGCAGGATGCCTGTCCGATGTGGACGGAAAATGGAGCATTGCCTGGCGAGTACACGACGCGCAGTTTTGGGGAGTGCCCCAGCGAAGAAAACGTATCGCGCTTGTCTGCGATTTTGGAGGGATGTCCGCACCAGAGGTACTATTTGAGCGCAAAGGCTTGTCAGGGGATACTGAACAGAGCGGAACGAAGAGGGAAGAAATTGCCCGAACAGCTGGAAACGGCATTGAGGGCGCAAGCGGCTTTACAAATCGCGGATATTTCACTGGAGACATAGCAGAAACGCTACGCAGCGATCCCCATGGAGCATATCCGCATGTGTGCACAATTGACACCTACAGCCATTCAATAACAGGGGATGTGACATGTTGCCTAACCGCTGTTGGTGCTGGAGACCCCACAAAATCTGGCCCATCGGTTCTTTACCTTAACGACCAAGGCAGCTCAATAATGAATATAACTGAGGATGTATCAGGCTGCCTGAGAGCGCAGGAACATGGACGCCAACCAATTGTTGCGGGGTTTAAAGGCGGTCAGGGCAAGGGGAGCATTGCATTTCAAGAAGAAATAGCCGCCACATTACAGGCTGAAGGCAGCGGAATAGAACCCACCGTCTACGATGCCAGAGGTAACGGCAACGGCGAAGTAGCTCCCACTATGACAGACGATCACCAGAACCGCATTACGGACTATACGGCGATAGTAAGCACATACCAAGAAGTTACAGGCCCTTTGATGGCAAACAGCCACCCCGGCAGTTACTGCGGACAGGACGCATACAGCGATATGCTTGTAACTCAAAACGTGGAAGTCAGCGGTCTGGATTGCCGAAACGCAAGGGAAAATGGCGATTTATGCGGAACACTGCAATGCAAGCCGAATGGCGGATTCTCATACAACTGCATTCATCCCGTGAGAATAAATCAGACTGTGCGCCGCCTTACCCCCTTAGAGTGCGAACGCTTACAAGGCTATCCCGATGGATGGACAGACATCGGGGAGTGGATAGACAGCAAAGGCAAGAAGCACAAAGCCGCCGACAGCCCACGCTATAAAGCCCTGGGCAACTCAATAGCGTTACCGTTCTGGTTTTGGCTACTGCGGAGGATATCAGCGCAATATGAGCGACCCGCCACGCTCGGCAGCCTGTTTGACGGCATCGGCGGATTCCCGCTCTGCTGGGAGCGGTGCAACGGCAAGGGGACGGCGCTGTGGGCGAGTGAAATTGAGGAGTTCCCCATGGCGGTAACAAAAATGAGATTTGGACGAAAAGAGGAATAAATATGCTGACCGACTACCACATGAAGCTCAACCGGGCGGGTATACCCGTATGGCGGCCTGCCCAACCGGCAACGGGCAGAGAGGACGAGCACCAGACCGCCCTCACCCAATGGGCACGGATGATGCGGACACAGTATCCAGCCCTGCGGCTCTACCACCACATACCCAACGGCGGCTTACGCGATAAGCGCACCGCTGCGCGGCTGATAGGGCAGGGGGTGCATTCTGGCGTACCCGATGTATTTATCCCTGCCGCCCGGGGCGGCTACCATGGCATATACGTCGAGCTCAAAACTGGCGCCAACAATCCGACCCCAAACCAAAACGAGTTTATGAGCGGCGCTATGGCCGAGGGCTACTATTGCGCGGTCTGCTACGGCTGGCCCTGCGCCGCCGCGGTGATCGAGGATTACCTGCGCATGCCGGCCGCCGGCTGGCGGGACGAGAACAAAGAACTGCCAAAAGAAAGAACACCGGACCCGCCGAAAGAAAGAGTGAGGTAGAACAATGAAAAAGTACACGCAAGCGGATTTTGACAACTTCAAAGTAGATGAGTATGGCCACAAGATATGCCCTGCTGGGGATTATACCGCGATAAAAGGCTTTGGCGCGCAGTGCCGCTTTGGTGAGCAGTGCATCTTTGGCGCGCTGTGCATCTTTGGCGAGGGGTGCATCTTTGGTGAGCGGTGCTGCTTTGACGCGCTGTGCAGCTTTGGCGAGGGGTGCAGCTTTGGCACATGGTGCATCTTTGGCGAGGGGTGCATCTTTGGTGAGCAGTGCATCTTTGGCGAACGGTGCGACTTTGGTAAGTGGTGCGACTTTGGCAAGGGGTGCCGCTTTGGCGAGCGGTGCAGCTACGAAAACGGCGCAGTGAAAAATGGCCGCTATGTCGCTGTGGATAGGATAGGCAGTAAAAACCGAAAAGCCTATTTTTACATAGACGATAACGGCAATATGTTTGTCCGCGCCGGGTGTTGGTTTTCGGATATGGCGGCATTTAAGGAGCGGGTTAAAAAAGTACACGCCGGAACAATTCACGAGAAGACATATCTGGCGGCTTGTGACTTAGCAGAACTGATGTTGAAAGGCGGTAATGAGGACTATTTACAGAGTGGCAAAAAAGGAGAATGATTATGGACGAAGCAAAAAACTACCCACCTTATTTGGATTACCCAAAGCCATACACAGCGAGTGCAGATGAGCACAAACACAAAATAAAAACATCATTCGCCAGAATTATTGTGGAAGGGACACCTGCAAAGCCATATTACAACATTGAATACTTTGACCCAACGGATAAGGAATACCATATTGGGTTTGGCTCGTACTACCTCGATAATGTGTTTAATTGGTTTGCAGAGGAATTCGAGATCACAGAATCCCACACAGACACTGACACTGACTACATCAGCAGAGCAGCGTTGCTTGCTAGATACGATGCAGAGCACGTTGGCCCACCGGGTAGAGCAAGGGAATTGATGGCAACTGCACCCGCTGCCGATGTTGTTCCGGCTGTGGAGCTTGAAGATTTGAGGGCTAAGTATCAGGCACTCGTTGCAGAAAAAGACAAGAACAGCGGAGACACGGCCGAAACGTATACAACCGGGTATCGCTATGGTCACAGAAACGGGCAGATTGAATTGCTCCAACAGATTTTGGGCATTTTCGATGGTGTAAGCAAGCCGGAGGAGGCAAATGAGTAAAGAGTACATAGAGCGAGAAGCGGCTAAGGAACGGCTTAGAATATGGATCACAGATTGCGTATTAGCCGGGGACAATGAGGAGGCAGCCGATGTCTAAATTCTGCATACACGAACAACACGCTGGGGTATGTGAAAAGACCGGTGGTTATTGCAGTGAAGGGCCTTGCCCGTATGAAGAAATGGTGGATTATGCCCCTATGGTGCATGGACGGTGGATAGGCATTGATAGCTCGTTTTGGAAACCTACACATAGAGGTGATATTCCTGTTTTTAGAAAAACATACAGATGTTCAGAGTGCAGAAGGAGAACAGCCATAGCAGAAAATTACTGCCCCAACTGCGGTGCGAAAATGGATAAGGAGGAAACTAATGAACTGGATTAAAGTGAGAGACAGACTGCCAGAAGAAAAGGAACCGGTGATTATCCTGCTGCAAGATGGACAGATTTTTCGCGGCGAGATACGCATGAGACAATTATTGCCGGAATGGTGGTATTACTACGATGCCGGCGACACTGACATTGACATGCTGGGGCTTTTATATCCCATAGAAAAGTTTGGCGGACTATGGTGGAGAGGTAATCCTGTTATTGCGTGGATGCCCATGCCGGAGCCCCCGAAGGAGGAAACTAATGAACTGGATAAACGTTAAGGACAAACTGCCGGAGTGTGGGGCCTATGTTTTAGTTTGCTGCACAATAAAGGTAACGAGCAAAATTGATTATGTTAATGCCGTTACAATGGCATTTGTCTGTGAAGAGGGATTTGTGGACGTAGAGCTTGACGAGGTAATTACAGAGGGCGTTACTCACTGGATGCCGCTGCCAGAACCGCCGAAGGAGGAAAAATGAAACGAATAATAGCAATAACAATATTAACCCTGCTGGCCCTCGCCCTGTGCGGGTGCAACAAGGCTGAGGCTGGCAATCGTAGACTGTGGATACTGGATACGGGTGCGACGTATGGAATATATGTCGATAACCTCACGGGGATACAATACCTGAGCACACACCAAGGCGGCATATGCATAATGGTAGACGCGGAGGGAAGGCCGCTGATATGGGAGGGAGAAAAATGATAACGATCCACAACAACGAGGAGCCGCTGTACAAGCTGGCACAGGAAATACACGAAAACGCCGTTGCTCATGGCTGGTGGGACGAGCCTCGCAACCTGCTGGAGATTGTCGCCCTTTGCCATAGCGAGCTGTCGGAGGCGGTGGAGGAATACCGCGCCGGCCGCGGCATGATTTACCCCGGCGTGGGCGGCAAGCCCGAGGGCATAGCCGTCGAAATGGCCGATTGCCTTATTAGGATACTGGACTGGTTCGGGCATGAAAAACTGGATGTGGACGGCATTGTACGAGAAAAAATGCTCTACAACAAGGGCAGACCATACAAGCACGGAAAGAAGTGTTAAAATGAATGATAGAGAAAAGCGTTGGAGGGTGCGGGGACAACTCCGCCGGTGGGGGAACACGGCAAACCTGTGCCGGAGGAAACAGGCTGAAATCGCGGAATATATCGGGCTGATCGATGCCGCTGTTGACACACTGGGCGCACAGATCATTAGCGGAGCGCCGCGTGGGACGGATACGAGCGACCCCACAGCGTGGGCGGCACAAAGGGCGGAAGCACTAAGGGAGGCCTATCGCGGGCGGATAACCGAATTGCAAATTGATATATGCACTGCCCTGGATTTGGCGCGGCACATGGACGAGATCGTAACCGAGCTGCCCCCTGACCAACAGGAGGTTATCGACAAACGGTATAAGCGCCGCTGGGGGTGGGGCAGGATAGGCGCGAAATTATACATCAGCGATAGGCAAGCACAGCGCGTGGAGGCGGAGGCGGTCACGAGACTTGCAGAATATATGGATTTTGAGCGGATGGAATAAAAAAAGGGCTGCGTTGAGCGGCCCATTTTTGCTGCCTTAAAATCATACGGCGGGGGCGGCTTTACGCCGCCACCGTCTGTAAGTCGTAATAAAAATTGGTGTCAAAGTAGTCAACCATGCTGTTAGTGCCGTCGTATCTGTATGCCTCGATTATGGCCTTGACCCTGTGCAGCTTGCGGAGAGTGTCGGCAGTGTAGGCGGTCATCCTGTCTATGCTGTGCCGGTTGATGTCCTGCCCGTGCGCTGCCTGCTTATAATCGTACTCTGCGGCGGCCTGCCTGATGCGCTTCTGCTCCGCGCTGTCCAACTTGTAATACTCGTCAATGCGTATGCTCTCGCCCCGGTCGCCAATGTATATGTGAGCCCGGCTTGTGCTGATGGTGTAGTCCGCTATGTACTGCTCGCGGCTTATCATGTCAGCCTCTGTTATTTTGATTTTGGCCGTGATGTGCTGGCCGCCGGAGTAGGTTTTACAGCTCACCGTTACGCCCTTAATTCCTGCCGCCCTGATGTCGTCCCGGATGGCCTTGCTAAGTTCCGCGCCGTATAAGTGTTTGCCGGATTTATTGCCGTCCCAGCGGGTAGCCCCTAAATAACCCTCGGAGACCGTGCCGCCCAGCTCGTTATCATGCTCACCGATGGCCGCTAATATGTCATTCTGGGCGGCGAATCCGTACCAGCAGCCCTTCTTCGGGTTCCAGCGCATTTTCAGACCGCGCAGAGCGGTTAAAACCTCGGCGGCGGGCTTGCTTTCAAAATATATTTCGTTGCTGTTATATTGTGCGTTCTTCTCAATTCTGTAGCTTGCCATTTTGTAACCTCCATTGTTCGGGGTGTCTCCCCTTTCGTTGTCTCTATTATATACTGATGCCAGTATATAGTCAACTAAAATATTGAGGGAAAAGCCTTAAAGAATTAGGAATATATACTTGCACCGTGATATGAAAAATGATAGAATCTAATCGGAGGTGAGAACATGGGAACGGCTGCAACACGCGCAAAACGGCGGTACGATGAAAAAACGTACAGCCGGATAATAATCAGGGTGAAAAAAGGCGAAGAAGAAAAAATAAAACAACGGGCGGAAAAAATAGGAAAGAGCGTTAACGCCTATATAACCGATCTGATATATGAGGACATGGAAAAAGAGGGCTGATATAGCCCTCTTATATTATTATCCCGAGCCTTGCCGCCAGCAGCTCCCGCCGCGCTTGCGGTATCGGCTTGACCCCGGCACACCACGAATGCACAGCGGCCTTGCTTACCTCACAGGCCTCGGCGGCCTGCTCCAACGTCAGATTGCGGGCCTTGAGCTGATCCCGCAAATACTCGCCGTCGCTGAGTATTGGAGCGCACCGGCCCTGCATATATGCAAGCTCCCACATGCCTTGCTGGTTGAGCGGCAGCGCGTGCTCGTCCTCGGTTATATCCTCCGCGCCTTGCAGCGCGTCCCGTATGGCTCTGTCGACATCGGGTGTGAGTTTGCGGTTAATAATCATATACCGCAAGCCCTCACCCAGCCCGCGGATGGGCCACATATTAGCTGTCTGCACCCGGCAGTGCGCCCCGATGATGTCGGGGAGCTGCGCCGCCATTATACCATACGCCCGGCCCAGGGCCTTAACCGTGTTGTCTGTCATGTGCTCACCTCCGTTAATCCTGCATGACCCAGACGCGATAATCAGTTACGGACATAACGGCCCAGCCGCCGTCAACCTCAACCACAACCTCATCACCACGGCAATTTTCCATCGCCTCGTCATACGTGTCAAAATGTACCATTTGCATATCCTCCTTTTTTTGCTTTTACCAAACCGTCACGATCTCGTCATAATAGGGGTTACTGCGCTCTACATCGTAATAATCGCCGTCATAATAGCGGGCTTCCAGCAAATCCATACCAGTTAGCCCCTCGGGGTCATCGGTGATCTTGTACTCAACGGGCAAATCCAACTCCCGAGCCGCGCTGAGGGTGTGGTGCTTGTCAGTTTGCATAGCATACTCTACACCGTCGATTATGCCAACATAGGAGCACGGGACGATGATACTTTTAGCACCGGCGGCGGTGAGCTGCTCTATTTTTTCGGCTACTATTTCGGGGTTGATGTAGTGCTGGCTGCTGATGATTGTCATTGTCGTGTGCTCCTCTCTTGTTATGTCTATATTATATACCTGTCAGATTAAAAAGTCAACCGAAAAGATAAACAAACTAAAATAATAAGGCAAATATTTTTAATGCGAGAACCTAAAACCTGTCGCGAAATGTCGTGATCCATGCGCTATGATTGTAGCATAGAGATGGGCCGCACGAGATGAGCGGCCCGTTAGCTTTATGGGGGTACCAAAAGAACGATGTACAAATGCAAAAGCTGTGGCGAGATATTCGCCGCGCCGGTTGAAACGGAGGATTACCAGCTATACGCAGAGCCGTTTGACGCCTGCCCGAAATGCCGGAGCGAGTGGATCACAGAATATGACCCCTGCCCGGTGTGCGGCAAAAATGAGCGCATGGACAGCCTGCCGGTATGCCGGGAGTGCGCCATAAAAGAGCTGGAGGCCATGGAGCGCGAGGGTAAGCTCTTCGGCGGCATTTGCCGCGGGGCGCTACTGCAACTGCTCAGGGGGCAGATATGAGCGTATACGAGCGCATAGCGGCGGTAATGGCCGATGTTACCTATCTCACACGGGATTGCGATATGGGCGATTTTTGGACGTTGAGCGACGAGAGGGTAACCAGCGCGGTGAGGGCCAGCCTGATAAAAAATGGCCTGGTGATTATCCCCATAGCTACCGAGACGCAGACCAAGGACGCGATGGCCGCCACCATCACATACAGGATACAGGGCATCGACGACGACGGCGTAAACGTCTGCATGAGCGGCGCCGGTGAGACGCTGGGGGCCGCCCTCACAAACGCCCACAAATATATGCTATTGCAGGTTTTTAATATCCCCAACGGCATGGAGCAGATGGGCACGGGCGAGCGGCCCAAAACTGGCAGGGGGCGGGCATTGCTCAACGCGCTAAAAAAGATGTGCCCGGACGAGCAAACGCTAAACGCCATGAGCGGCAACCTATACGGCCGCCCCGTGGCAGAACTGACCGAGGGCGAGCTGCAAAAAATGGCAAACGAGATTGACAGATTGAGAGGTGATAGAGCGTGAGGGATAACGAGTATTTTGACGAGATCAAAACCGGCGGCAGGCCGAAAATGATCATAAACAAGCGCGGCCTGAAACTGGTCACCGACCTATCCAAAATAATGTGCAGCAACGAGGAGATAGCAACCTCCCTCGGCGTATGCGTCAATATGCTGACCAACGCCAATAACGCCAAATTATTTAACCAGGCCAAGGCCGCCGGACAGAGCAACGCTAAAAAGAGCCTGCGCCGCAAACAGTTCGCATTGGCGACGAAAAACGCGAACATGGCGATATTTTTAGGCAAAAACTACCTTGACCAGCGCGACAAACAGGAGATCGAGAGCACCATCAGCGGCGGCGTATCCCTGGGATTTGATGATGATCTGATGGGGTAAATATATCGTTAGGGCTGCCGCCTAACCCTAAACAGATGGAGTTTTTCCGCGCCCGTGGGCGGCACGTTGCGTATGGCGGCGCCAGAGGCGGCGGCAAGAGCTGGGCCATGCGAACCAAATTGATCATGCTGGCGGTCAAATATCCGGGCATACAGATGCTTCTCCTCCGCCGTACTATGCCACAGCTCCGCGAAAACCATATCGTCCCCATGCTGTCCACCCTCAAGGGGATCGCCCAATATAAGAGCCAGGAAAAGGTTTTCGAATTTTATAACGGCTCCCGTATCGTGTGCGGCTACTGCGCCGCCGAGACCGATGCGCTCAACTATCAGGGCCAGTCATACGACGTTATAGGCATGGAGGAGGCCACGCAGTTTACTGAACAACAAATGGACTGGATCGTCTCCTCCAACCGTCCATCCGGCCCCGGCTACCCGACGCGCATGTATTACACCTGCAATCCCGGAGGAGTAGGACACGCATGGGTAAAACGATTATTTATCGACCGGGATTACCGCAACAGTGAGCGGTCCGAAGATTACGATTTTATCCCGGCAAAGGTATACGACAACTATGTATTGATGGGGCGCGACCCGGATTACGTCCGCAAACTGGAAAACTTACCTGAGGATATGCGCCGGGCACACTTGGACGGCGATTGGGACTTATTTGTCGGGCAGTATTTTACGGAGTTCCGGCGCGATATACACGTTGTCACCCCGTTTGCTATACCCGATTACTGGCAGCGATACAGGGCATTTGACTACGGTTTGGATATGCTGGCCTGTTATTGGGCGGCATTTGACGAGCTGGGCAACTGCTATGTATATAACGAGTATTGCGCCCCTAACCTCATCATTTCCGAGGCGGCGCGGCGAATACTGGAGCGCACGCCGGAGGAATGCAAAATAGAGTGTACCTTTGCCCCGCGTGATATGTGGGCTACCAACAGAGCAACGGGTAAATATCAGGCTGAGATATTTGAAGAAAACGGCCTACGGCTAACACCCGTGAGCAACGGGAGAGTGGCAGGATGGCAAAATATAGCGGAGTGGCTGCACCCTGTCCCCAATGGCGTGGGCGGCACCCAACCCCGCCTGAAAATATTTAGCAACTGTACGGAGCTGATAAAGGATTTGCCGCTGCTCCAGCATGACGACAAAAACCCGAGCGACTGCGCGACAGAGCCCCACGACATAACCCATGCCCCGGACGGATTGCGTTATCTGCTGGACGGCAGACCGCACCCGGCGGAAATACTCGCCCCGAAGGACGAGGACGAGCCGCTGGAATTTGACGACCAGATAGAGAATTTTATGGATTACGGAGGATAGAATGGAATACCTCATAGGCGCTGTGATAGGCGCTATTTTGTTTTTTGGCGGGTATCTGACCGCCTACAAATTGGCGCCGCGAAAAAAATACGAGCCTGACGATGACCTACAAGTGCAGTACGACGATACCCGCCGCACACGGGCTGACAAAATGAATATGCAAATGTATAACATGCTGAATTATACAGGGAGAGCACAGAATGACGATTACGAAGACTGACCCCCAAAGCGTATGGGAGGAGTACCAGCAGGGCAGGCGATACAAAGAGGCCATAAACCTGTACGAGAACGTGCGGCTTAACGAAAATTTCTACCTTGGGCGGCAATGGGAGGGGCTGAACGCTCCCGACCTGCCTAAGCCCGTGCTCAATTTCCTCAAGCGCGTCGTTACCTACGTTATCGCCACCATATCCTCAAACGATATAGCCGTATCCCTATCGCCCCACGAGAGCGACCGGGACAAGGAAATGACCGCGAAGGCGGTAAGCAGGCAGCTTGAGAAGGTAATAGAAAACACAAAATTTAAAAGCGCGCTGCGCCAACGAATACGGGATAGCGCAGTAGACGGCGACGCATGCATGTATTTTAGATTTGACCCCGAAATAGCGACAGGACAGGCCGCACAGGGCGATATAGCATGTGAGGCTATAGACAACATCAATGTGATATTTGGCAACGCATACAACCGCGATGTGCAGTCACAGCCCTATATCATCATTTGTCAGCGCAAAAAGGTAAAGGAACTGAAACGCGAGGGCAAGGCCGCCGGCATGAGCGACGCAGAAATACAACTGATACAGGCCGACACGGATGCATATCAGGGCGAAAAGGGCGACGATGCAAACCTCTGCACCAAACTGATAAAACTTTGGAAGGAAGAAAACGGCGAAATCTGGTACACGGCCACAACGGAAAAGGCGACGATAAACAAGCCTACCAACACGGGCCTAAAGCTCTACCCCGTGGCGTGGATGAGCTGGGACGAGGTAAAGAGCAGCTACCACGGGCAGGCGCTCCTCACCGGCCTCGTTCCGAACCAGATAGAGGTCAACAGATTGTTTGCCTGCTATGTGCGGTCCGTCAGTATGAACGCATTCCCGAAGATCGTTTACGATTCGGACAAAATCAAGAAGTGGACGAACAAGGCCGGAGAGGCCATAGCGACGAAGGGGATCGGCGTTGGACGGGTAAACGATTATGTAACAGCCATACGCGGCGGCGATGTATCCTATCAGGTCATGGAGGTCATACAGCAGATCATAACCATGACCCGCGATTTTATGGGCGCCTCTGACGCCGCGCTCGGCAACGTCAAACCCGATAACACCTCCGCCTTTATCGCCGTGCAGCAAGCCTCGACAATGCCGCTGGAAATCCAGCGGATGAACCTATACCAATTTACCGAGGACTGCGTGCGGATAATGATGGATATAATGCGGGCATATTACGGCGTGCGCATTGTCAAGCTGGATGAGGCCGTTCCCGCCATAGAGGACGGCGCCGCGCTTGACACCATGGGCAACCCGACGGGGGAGAGCATCAACAAAATACAGCTCGATTTTTCAAATTTTGACACCATCAACTACGACACAAACGTTGACGTGGGCGCGTCCTCATACTGGTCTGAGCTGATGCAGGTACAGACCATGGACAACCTATTTGCAAAAGGGATAATTACCGACGCGGTACTGTACCTCGAAAGCATACCGAGCAAATACCTGAAAAACAAGGACAAAATCATAGCCGCCATTAAAGAACAGCAGGCTATGATGGCACAGCAGGCCGCCATGCCCGCAGAAGCCCCGCCCGCAGAAATGCCGATAACGGAACCCGTGGCGCAGGAGCTTGTAAACCAGGTAGCCGAGACGCGGCGGGAAATAATGAATCAATCGCGACAATAGGCCTAAAGGGCCTTTTGCTATATCAGCGCCGACCATAGCGCAACCGGCCGACCATAGCCGGAGAAAGGATCAACATGGATAACAACATTTTTGACGGCTCTGATCTGTTTGTGGACGATGAGATTGCCCCGGAGACACCCGAGGAAACCACCGAACCGGAAACAACGGAACCAACTGAACCCGAACAGCCCGAAAGCACCGAAAAGGCCGACCAAGCCGCAGAGCCGGAAGCAGACAAGCCCGGCGCTATCCGCGTGAAATATAAGGGCGAAGAGCGGGAGCTGTCGGTGGAGGACGCTGTCGTATACGCCCAGAAGGGCATGAACTACGACGTGATCTATAACGAGCTTCAGACTGCAAAAGCAGAAGCCCAGGAGATCGCCCCCTTTTTACAGGAGGTTGACTATTGGGCTAAAGAGAGCGGGATGAACCGCTCCGAATATTTGAGCTTCCTCCGCGAAAACCGCCAGACCCAAATGCTCCAGAATGAGATGAGCGGCATCAAGGCCCAGTATCCCGACCTGCCTGACGAGGTGGTAAAGGAAATGGCTGAGCTGAGATGCAAGGGCAAGGAGGCGGAAAATGTCAGGCTGGAAGAGCAGCAAGCGCAGGCGCAAAAGGACGCCGAGCTTGCGCCGTGGCAGAAGTTTATCGAAATTTACGGCATAACCGACCCGGAAAAAATACCGCCCGATGTGATGGCGGACGTGGGGAACGGGCTATCCCCCGTTGAGGCTATGCAAAAGCACGAGATAAACGAGCTTAAAAAACAGCTTGAGGCAGCTAATACCAAAAAACAGATAGAGGAAAAACACGAGGAAAACAAAAAACGCGCAATGCCAAGCGCGGCAACACAGGCCCAGCCGGAAAAGGAGGACAGCTTCCTTGCAGGCATGGGCTTTTAATCTACTGAAAGGAAAAAGTGAATAATGGCTATCAATCTACACGAAAAATACTCCGACAAAATCAAACAGGTCTATACCCACAACTCTTTTGTCGAGGGAAAAACCAACCAGGAATACTCTTTTGTCGGCGTCAAAACCGTCAAAATTCCCAATCTCATTACCCAGGACCTTAACGACTACCAGCGCACCGGCACCAACCGTTACGGCACTCCCAACGAGTTGCAGGACGCCATACAGGAGCTGAGCGTTACTCAGGACAAGTCCTTTGCCATCACCATCGACAAGGGCAATAACGTCGAGCAGCAGATGATGAAGCAGGCAGGCCGCGTCATGGAGGCGGAGATGCGCGAAAAGGTAACGCCCACCTCCGATAAATACGCCCTCGCTCAGTACGCCGCCAATGCAGGCCATACCATAGCCTATGACGCTGCCGTGGCCAAGAGCAACATAATCTCTAAGCTGCTTGATATAGAGGTCTACTTCGAGGATAGCTTTGTCCCCACCGACCGCCGCTATGTGTTTGTGAAAAACACGCACATTGCCATGATAAAGCTGTCCAGCGAGTTCCAGTACGCCGACAGCGCGGTGGATAAACTGCTCATGAAGGGCATTGTAGGCAAGATAGGCACTCTCAACATCGTAGGCGTACCCGCCGCGTATATGCCTGCCAACGTAGAGCATATCGCGTTCCAGTCCAATTCCGTTATGCTGCCCTTCAAGATCAAGGACAGCCGCATACATCAGGACCCGCCCGGCCTGTCCGGTCACCTGCTGGAGGGCCGCTTCATGTACGACGCATTTGTCATAGGCGCTATCTGCGACGGCGTTGTAGTTGTTGTGGCCAAGGAAAAGAAGTGCGCTGCGCCCACCGTGACCAAGGGCACCACGACCACCATAACTACTACCACCTCCGACGCAGAGGTCTACTATACCACCGACGGCTCTGATCCCCGCTGGTCTACTACCCGTACCAAGTACAGCGCCGCCATTGCCAATCCCACCGCAGGGACCATCATTAAGGCATACGCGACCTATATTAGCGGCGGTATGTATCCCTCCGATGTAGTCACCCACAAGTGCGTTTAACAAAATCATAGTGGGGCGGGCAACCGCCCCACCTTACTAAGGAGGAACCCATGACAGGACAACAGATATATGAACTGGCATCTTCATTCCTCTATGAGATAGACGGAGAAGACGAGGATTCAAAAAGATTTGCCGTCGGGTTTATAAATATACTGCTGCAGGAGTGCCTTAACTGCGAAAACAGCATGCGGCTTTTCCGGGGGAAAGAAACGCTGGACGAAGCGCCGTACATCAAATCGCTTGCCGAGGAGATACCGTATCAGCCGGAGCTTACCCGCGTTGCCTTCCCGTATGGCGTGGCCTCGTGGTTTTTCCAGGAAGCGCTCGACAATTTCCAAGCCGAGAATTACCGCAGCAAGTACCTGTCCGCTGTTAACGAGGCAAGTAAACTCAACAGCGGCATAGCGGAGGATTATTACTCATGCCTGAGTCTGTAACCCCGAAAAAAATAGCGGCGACGAAAACCTACCAGCGCACATACGACAAATTCAGAGGCGTCGATTTCTCTACCGACCCCACACAGGTAGCGGATTTCCGCTCTCCGTATGCTGTCAACCTCATATCCGACCTCGCCGGATTCCCGGAAAAGCGCCCCGGCTGGCGGACGCTACTGACCGTGGCAAATGAGCGGATCAACGGCATATATTACTGCGTATTCAAAAGCGGCGCCACCGCAAGGCTCGTCCACGCCAAAAACAAACTCTACAAATGGAACGACGACGATACCGTTACCCTTGTGTTTACCGGCATGAACGACCAGCGCAGCGCGGCGTTTGCCCATGGCGGCAAGCTGTATATGCTCGACGGGCTGAAATACCGCGTGATAACGGAGAATAACGGCACATACACGGTGCAGAACGTAGAGGACACGGCGGCCTTTATTCCGACCACCACCATAGGCGCAGACCCCACGGGCGGCGGCACACACCTGGAAGCGGTCAATATGCTGTCCAACGGGCGTATAAACTCGTTCCATTCCAACGGTAACGATAAGACCTACTATCTCGACACACAAAACATCACCGCTGTAACAAAGGTGCTCGTGGGCGGCACGTTGAAAACACCTACAACGGACTACACCGTAGACCTCGCCGCCGGAACAGTGACGTTTGCTGAAGCCCCGGCAGACAGTAAGGGCGTTGATAATGTGGTCATCCATTTCACCGCTACGGTAGAGGGATACGCCGACCGCGTGAACAAATGCACACTGTTTGCCTATTACGGCTACAACAACGATAACCGCGTGTTCATTTCCGGCAACCCGGAATATAAAAATTGGGATTGGCAGAGTGGCTTGGATGATCCCACATATTTCCCCGACACCGGTTACACCCGGATTGGCGCTGATACCTCGTCTATCATGGGCTATATCAAACAGTACGATTCCCTCATGGTGGTCAAGGATGATAACCAGCAGGACGCAGAAGTGTTCCTCCGCACTGCCGAGATGCAGACGGACGGAACGGTGATATTCCCCATCAAACAGGGTATAAAGGGCGTAGGAGCCATATCCAAGTACGCCTTCGACACTCTCAGAGACGACCCGCTCTTCTTGGCAAGGGAGGGAGTTTTCGGCATATCCTCGACCTCCGTACAGTTGGAGCGCAACATACAGGACAGAAGCTATTTTGTCAACACGGAACTGACTAAGGAAAGCGGCCTTGATGAAGCCGTATCCGTAGTATGGAACGGCTATTATATCCTGTGCGTCAACGGAAAGTGCTTCGTGGCTGACAGTCGCCACAGGAGCGCAAAGACGGACGGCGGCGCAAGCTATTCCGAAAGCGGCTCGTATGTGCAGTATGGGTATGAATGGTACTACTGGACAAACATTCCCGCGAGGGTATTTTTTGAGCAGGACGGCAACCTGTTCTTTGGCACGGCTGACGGCAAGATATGCCGGTTCAATACTGACCGGGGAAAGATGAACAGGTATAACGACGACGGGCAGCCTATTACTGCGATCTGGTCTACGCAGATGGACAATTACGGCACCATCACCCGCAGGAAGTCCCTGACGAAAAAGGGGTGCGGAGTGATGATTAAGCCGTATACAAGATCGTCGGTCAAAATACTCGTGGCTACTGACCGCATACATGATACTCAGATACGCTCCAAGGCAATGGACATACTGGATTTCAGCGATATCGACTTTGAGCGCATAACCTTTAACACGCTGGACACGCCACAGGTTATCGCGTTCAATAAAAAGGTCAAGAAATTCATCGTCCTACAGATCATCTTCAAAAACGACACGCTCGATGAGGGTTTTGGCATATACGGCGTACAAGTCCAGTACGTCGTGGGCGGCTATGTCAAATAAGGAGGAAATATGCTCGAAACAAACATAAAGAAAGTGGCTACACAGGTTCCTACACCCGTCACGCCCACCACGCCGCAAAGCCCGATAAGCGGCGGCACATACACCGTGGGCGGCAACTATGCCGTGGACAACTCCGCGTATGCCGCCGGCACCGACGCAAACGCCATAGCCCTGCAAACCTATGACAAACAGCTTGCTGCATATAAGGCGGCGCTCCAGGCGGGGTATGACGCACAGGCGAATTCGATAGCCGCACAGGCTGCAAAACTGAAGGATCAGTACAACACGTCCCGCAACGATGTGTATACAAACTCCCGCCTGTCGGCCATCGGCAATAATGAGCGGCTTGCGGCTCGTGGGCTTGCCGGCAACCTCTACGACTACGCCCGCAGCGGGACTTCCGAGACCAGCAGGATAGCGCAGGACGTTGCCATGCGAAAGGCTCTCGCCCAACAGAACAACGCGGAGATAAGCGCGAACAACGACCTCAGCCTTAAACTGCTCGAAGCGCAGAGGGAAGCTGACGCGAAGTACGCCGAATACGCCGCCAAGAATGAGGAAAGCAAAATACCTTACCTTATGGCCCTCGCGAACGCCGCCAACATGAGCAGCGGCGGAGGAGGCGGAGGAGGCGGCGGCTATTATAGAAGCGCCAAGAAGTCCAGCAAGAAATCAGGAAGGAAGAGCGGAAGCGGAAGCAATAAAACGTCTGCGACCACTAAAGGCAATAATATACCGGGCGATCAGAGCACCAGCCGCATTCTGGTAAACCCGAAAACCGGAAAGGAAACCAAAAACAGAATTTCTGGCATGGTCAAATAGGGGTAAAATCGCATGGCAAAGACTCAAGCAGAAGTAAGGGCGGCAAAGGACACTAAATTAGGCATAAACAGAAATATCCAAACGACAAAAAACACAACGAAATATGATTCCGCCCCAAGCAATATCGAAGAACAGCGCGACCGTAAAGACGAGGCACTTGGCATTACCCGGCGCGAGGGCAGCACCTGGAATACCGGCAAAACCTATACAAAACCTACAGCACAATCCCTGCTCGACCAGTATAACGCCAATGCAAAGAAGCGTATTGAAGAGGCGCGGGCCTTAACAAAAAATGCGGAAAAAGCCTATAATGAGGGCCGCATATATCAAAAAAACTACGGCAAGCCCGGAAAAATAAACGAACTGAAAGAAACTCTCAACCAAGCCCGATTAAACGAACGGGACATACAAAACGAAATAGACATAGGCCGTTTTGTACAAACCGCTGCGGAGTATAAAGACGATAAAAGCAAAAAAACAAAGATCGACACTGCCCGCGCCACGATGCTGCCCTCAAAGAAAAAGAGCAATGCCATACAGATACCGGGCGGCGGCAATGAGGCAGGTATACGCGCCAAAGAGGGCGACTTTGCGTGGCAGTCTGACACCTACAAGGCCATGACTGATGATGAGGTATCCGTCTATAACCGCCTTGCCAAAAACGGCAAGGAAAAGGAAGCGGAAGCCTTTCTGAAAGCGATAACCCCTACTCTGAACGCAAGGGTAACGCAGAACCGCCTTGAATCGGCGCAGAAAACGGCGCAGGACGGCGTAATGGGCGGTGTGGGTGCATCTATCGCATCGTCCCTGCTAAAGCCTGTGACGGCCTTACAGGGCGGGATAAAGACTGTATGGGATTTTGCCACAGGCAAACCCATAGACACCAACGCCCCCGAATATTATGCCTCCAACCTCGCCAATACCTTGCGCAGTTCCGTAGCCGAAAAGATCGAGAAAGGTGTGTACGAATCCACAAAGGGCGACTACACATACGACAGAACCGGCAACCGCCGCATGACCACCGAGGGCGAAGCAAAGAACAACGGCAAGATTGCTTCATTTCTCTACCAGACCGGCATGAGCATGGCGGACATGCTGACCATGACTCCCTTCGGGCCTGTCGGTATGCAGGTAATGATGTCCTCCAACGCCGGCGTAGACACCATGATAGACGCGAAGAACAACGGCGCGACAGATGATCAGGCCATGGCGCTTGGCATTGTATCCGGCGCAGCGGAGGCACTCTTTGAAAAGTTCTCCATAGAAAACCTGTTTCATGGCGGCGTATCTAAAAGTGCTATCCTCGCGGCTCTCAAACAGGGCGGCATAGAAGCGTCCGAGGAAATGGCAACCGAGATAACTAATATCCTTGCCAATGAGGCCATTATGGGTAACCAGTCTGACTTCAACAAGGCCATTGCAGAATATAAGGCGATAGGCCTCGACGATAAGGACGCTAAGGCAAAGGCACTTGAGGAAAAGCTACTCCAGGTGCTTGAAGCGGGCGCAGGCGGATTCCTGAGCGGCTTTGGCATGGGCGCGGCGGCGGATATAATGAACACACGGACCGCAGGGCACAGTGTAATAGACCAGGCTACGGAAACCTATATCAATCAGGGACAAACCCCGGAACAGGCCCGGCAGAGTGCCATAGACTACCTGAAGGGCGAGCTACGCGCCGTCGGTGCGCTTGCGGATGAAAACTCCGTCGCGTATAAGCTGTCGCAGAAGACAGACGATATGTCAACCGGCGATGTCGGCAGGGCCTATATTGCGAATACGAAACAGGCTGAGAATATCGTAACGAACAGGCTTGCAAACACGGCGGACACGGGATACAATATAAACAGAGGTGATATAAATGGAGCAGAAAACGGAAGCCAAACTCAAGCCGGAGGAAATGCCGGAGTATCAGGACAAACTGTCACAGAGCCTGATTCGAGGATGGCGCAAACAGTTTCCGGAATGGACGGACGAGCGGATTATAGAGGAATTGGAAGCCCTGTAAAGGATATCATCCGGCAGCAGGGCGCGACCCCTGTTGATTTAAGGACGGCATCAGACCCGTCCTCTTTTTATGCCGCAATATCCGAGGCAAAGCAAGGTAATCCGCATGGCGCGTTCGTAACGGCGCACGATGTTTCGGAGTATGGCGATATGAAGATGTTCCTGGGCGATGATAACGGTGTCGGCGTAGCGGTGACAAAAGACGGCGACATTGTATCTGTATTCAAAAATCCCAATATATCAAAGTCGCGCAAGGCGGTATCCTCCATATTACTTACCGCCATCGACAACGGCGGTGTAAAGCTGGATAACTATAATGGTGGTCTTTCACAAATGTACCTTAACCACGGCTTTATACCCGTGGCGCGAACCGCATTTGTAGATGAGTACGCCCCGTCCGACTGGAACTATGAACGCGACGGCAGGCCGGACATCATCTTCTGGGTGCATAACGGAGATAACGCCGACCTTACCGCCCGGAACATAGGCACGCAGGAAATGCCCGACCTTACCGCACTCCCCCTTATGGAGTATGACGAGGCGGCGAAATACCGCGATAGCCTCATTCCATCCAAACGCCTTGAGCGGCTCGAACAACGGCTTAATGAACAGCCTATGGTCCTTTCCCGTGAAGGCATAGACATTCAGAACCAGATAAACGAGATCAAAGCGCAGCAACAGACCGTCGCCGATATTGCAAACGATACGTCGAGGGCACAGCAGCAGGCCGACCTATCCGAAAAGGAACAAAACTTTGCCAAAAATCTCAGCCAGGCCGCACAGAACCTCAACATGGTCAACGCCGAGACCAAGGCTTTAGGGCGCGAATACTATACGCATTCAGAGGAAATGCCCTCCTTGCAGGACATTCAAAAGAAAAACATAGAGGACTTTACCAGTGAGGATTTCAGCGTACTGGCAAAGAACCTGCTCGGCAGCGGCAAGCAACGCCTTTATACCAAAGAACCTTCCCGCGTATTCGATACGGTAGCTGGCAACAATAAGGCCCTGCGCAATACACTGTATAACCTGTTCGAAAAGCCTTTTAACGAGGCAGGCGGCAATTATGGCAAATCCCTTACTTCCTCGGTAGAATCCTATAAGGAGATCATGCGGAAGTATGACATAAAGCCTAAGAGCAAAGAAGATATAGCTGCCCAGCGTTACGGAGAAGGGCAGTATCAGGGGCCGGACGGTGAAATGATAGAATATACCCAGGCAGACCTTCAGCGGGATTTCCCCGATACGTGGGAGAAAATCAAGGGCTTTGCCGAAGCCAACAGGCAGATATATGAGAAGTACCTTGACCGTATCAACTCCATGATGGAGACGATATATCCTAACGTTTTGGAGAACGCCCAGGAAGAATACCAGAACCTGGTATCGAAGCTCGATGTAGCCAAGAGCAAAACCGACGCCATGGTCCGCGCCATAGCCGAAAAGGAACGGGTGACGCAGCAGCTTCAGGATATGCGCGACAGCAAGCAGAGGCGCGACACTAAAGCGTTCGCGAATATCGAGGGCAGGATAGCAGCGGAGCAGGCGAAAGTAGACAGCATGAAAACCGAGCTGGTACAGCTGGAAAAGAAACTGCGCGTAGCGGAAATGAATGCGCAGGCTCAGCGGGCAGCGATAGACAGCGGGGCCATATATGAAGGCAAAAGGATAATCCCCCGGAAGGACTATTTCCACCACGCGCAGGAAATGCTGAGCGATTACAGCGTGCTCGACTTCCTCAGACCCAAAAACGTGACCGAGGATGTATCCCCCGCGCTGGCTGGCGTATCCGACCAGACAAAACCCAAATCCCGCTGGTGGGGCGCAATGTTCCACCGGGGGCGGGGGCCATACTTTGAGAGCGCCTCGAACGCCATGGCGAGTTATATCGGCATGGCGGAATACAAACTCGCGTATGACCCGCTTACCAACTATTATCGCAAACTGGAAACGACGATACGCGGCAGCGCAGATACCATCAACGCAAAGAATGCCTCAGGCTTTATCGAATGGGTTAAGGACTGGACGGACGGCATGAGCGGCAAAAGCGACCACGTTATAGACCGCGGTGTACAGAAGATACTTTCCCGCCAGACCTTGAACAGCCTGAATAATCTCAACAAGCGGGTACGTGCCAATAAGGTAATGGGCAATATCCGTACCATGATTGTGCAGGCATCAAACCTGCCTAACGCAATGAGCTATGTGACCAGCCCCAAAGCGTGGGCGCAAGGCATACAGATGCTTGCGGATTATCATCACAATCCTGATTCCGAGATAGCCAAAGCAAGAGGACGATCTCAATTTATGGCCCAGCGCTACGGCAGCAACGCAATGGAGATTCTGGAAAGCGACGGGCTGAGCGCTAAGAAGCTCGCCGGCAAGGGCATGGAACTGCTTCAACACTGGGGTGATGAGCTTACATGGTTCTCTGCTTTTGCGCAGTATAACGAGAACCCGCAGGCGGCCATGTCCGGCATGAAGCGCACCTATGACAACGCCATAGACTATGCGGACGACATAACCCGCCGAAGCGTGGCAGGCCGAGGCGTAGGCGAGGGTGCACTGGTTAATAATTCAAAGGTGGTCAATCTGATCGCCCCGTTCCAGACTGAAATACTCAACCAATGGAATACATTTTTTGAGCACGTGAAGGATCTGAAGGTGAGCCCGCAGGCGCGAGCACGTGCCGCTGCCGGTCTCGCGATGTACGAGGTCACGGCCTTTGCATTCAACACGTTGGCGCAGGCAGTGCTCGGTGACAAAGTCGTGGGCTTGGATTTTATAGGCGCTCTGGTAGATACCATAACGAACGCCATAAATGACGATGACGAGGACGAAGAAAAGGGCGCCCTTGATTATGCCAAGGAACTGGGGCAGGCTTCTCTCGGAACTGTAGTGGACGCTGCTCCGTTTATAAACATAATCACCAGTTTCATGGGCGACGAAACCAGCAAAAATTTATTCGGCGAACATTCGCCTACCCGTTACGGCACCGGCAACATAGGCATACGGGCTGCGGCTGATGCCATGATGTGGGGAAAGGATACCGTTGAAACTCTTATCGACATGGCAGGCGGTAAAGCTACGGCCAAAGACCTGGACTGGGAAGGCGGCCTTGATGCTGTCGGCAACTTCGTTACTCCGTGGGGCGGCACACAGCTCGCGAGGACTGTCAAGGGCCTTGATACCTTCTTCCGGGGCGGCAAATACGACAAGAAGGGCAATCTGCAATACGCCGTGGCGCAGACACCTATCAATTTCCTGCGGGCTGCTACTTTAGGCCACAGCGTGCTGCCGGAGCAAAAGGAATGGGTGGCGAAAGGATTTCCCACACTATCTCCCGAACAAACCAAAGCGTATGGCGAATTTAAAAAGGCGGGCGGCAACATAACCGCGTTTACGGACTTCAAGGCCAAGTATGATGAGCTCAAAAACAGCATCGGAGCGGACAACAGAGAGATAAGCAAACTTGCCGACGAGATAGAAGCGGCCAACCCCATGCTGTCAGAGGCTCAGGCTAAAGAGCGGGCGCAGAACCAGCTCGGCAAGGAATACCGCAACGCCGAAAACGAATACCTTACCCTTGTTGCCGACAGCGATATGACGGACGAGCAGAAGCTTGCCGCTATGATGGCAATAGGAATGTCTGATGATGACATAAACAAGGTCAAGGGGCTTGCGAAAAACGGCGTTACCGTCGGCGAATACTTGAAGTATCAGAGCCTTTACAGCTCTCGCGGGTCTACAAAGACCGAGGACAAAAACGCGCTTGTATCCGCGCTCATGGCTGATAAGACGCTTTCGGAGAAGGATAAGACCATGCTTGCAAACAGGATAATTGATGGCGATTGGGTGGTGGACTTCAGCAGCCAGGCGGCAAACGACATACTTACCCAGCACGGCAAGAGCAGTTATAACAAGTATCAGAAGGCCAAGACGGAAGCTGGGATAACCGCTGAAACGTATCTCAGCTACGCAAATAAGAGCGATAACTTCATAAGCGACTACGACCAGTACGGCACGAGCATAAGCTACAGCAAAAAGGCTAAAGTAGTCGATTACCTCGAAAAAATCGATGCAAGCGAGGAACAGAAAGAATATATGTTCCATGAACTGTTCGGCTATACTTCGAGCTATCAGGCCCGCTTTAAGAAGCTTAAAGAAATCGACGGCGTCTGGTGCTACGAGCACAACGGCGAATGGATAAGGCCTACTTACTAAAGGAGGGACACATGGCACTAACCGACAACAAAATAACCACGTGGACAAACCCCATCGTCAACGAAGCGGACCGCCCCCAGCGGTCCGCTGCTGACATGAAGGCGATATTCGACAGCAACAGTAACCAGCTCAAGAAAGCACTGAACGACCTCATAGACGCGCTCGGTCAATCCGGCGGCGGCGACATAGGGGCAAGCGTTGAGGGCATGGCCGGAAACAACGTGCAGGCCCTTATCGCGGAGCTGAAGGGCCTGATAGACGCGATAGAGGAATACACGGACAGCCTTAAAACGCCCAACGGCGCTGCCAACGTGGGCGCGGAGGTGAGCGGCATAACCGGCGACAACATAGCCGCCGTCCTCACCGCGCTGAAAACCCTCTGCGACAGGGTAGATACCACCGGCGACGGAGACCTGTTTCTAAAGAACGACGGCACTTATGGCCTGCCCACCGTGGGCAGCGCTGCAAACGGCCTTCCCATAGGCGGCAAGGCGGGGCAGTTCCTGAAAAAGGCCAGCTCCGTCAATTTTGCGGGATACTGGGGCGGCATTGTAGACGAGACCCTTTCCGGCCTGTTGAAAGCCTCCAATGGGACGTTGACGGCGGCGGAGGCAGACGTTGACTACCAGACCCCCCTCGCTTCCGGGACGGATTATCAGCCCCCCATACCCGACGGGACTTATGCCACCCCGGACGATGTTTCCGGGGCCGTGTCGGGGCATAACAGCGCAGGCAACGCACATTCCGCGCTGTTCAACAAAAAGCAGACCGCGCCCGCCCTCGCTTCCTCCCTCCCCGCCAGCGGCGCGGCGCTGACGGCAAACACCATATATAGCGTATCCTCTCCTGTGGGTACATACGTGTTTACCCCGCCCGCCTCAGGCTGGGCGCACGGCACATTCAGCACGGCGGGCGCGGTCGCGGTGTCGTTTGTGAGCGGGGCGAACTATTTAGGCGAGGCTCCGGCAATAGAGGCGAGTAAGACCTACGAATTTGACGTATACAACGGTGTGTGGGCAGTACAGGAGGTCGTGAGCGCATGATAGCTATGCTAAGAAGGAGGCTGATGAGTAATATGGCAAAGGCGAAAAATATAGCAACTGGAACGGTAAATGCAAGCGGTGCAACGCTAACAATTAGCGGATTGGATTTTCAACCTAATCATGTTGTTTTGCATTTCATGGTGAATACAGAAGGCAAATACACACTACTTTCCCTTTATGACAATCATGTATTTGGGTTGGAAGGAACAGAATTAAGCACACCTCGATGTTCGCTAACGTTTAAAAATGATGGAGTGGTGTGCTCAGTAAGTGATAGTTATTCGGATTTTCAAGGCACTTACCGCTATGTAGCATGGCAAGAATAGGAGCACACTATGCGTAAAATAATTCTATCGGGGGGGGGCAGCCTCCGTAAAATAAAAAGCGCCTGTGCGCTATGATACCCTTGCAGTTTGCTTTACGGCGCAGGATGATGGCAAAGAGCAAACCTAAAACATTTACAGTTACGTTGACTGGGCAACATACTACCAGTATACGCGCCAATAATGCAATAAGATATAATGGCGCAGTTTATACCGGAGGAAGTTTTATTGTAGGCGCAAATGAGGTCATAGGTGTTGATTATAGTACCACTGAAAGAGGTTGGCCTACTGGCGGTGGTCTCGTAACAGTAGATGGTGCTGTTAAGGTCTCTGCTGGGGGAATAAAAGACGGAACATACAATTATACTGTAACGTCAGATATTACCATTCGTGGTGAATATCATTTAAGTTATGACGATTTCGACTTTGGTGCGAACTATATTACTACTCTATAAAGGAGCAATACAATGCTAAACACAAACTATGCCAAGCTGGCGGGCGGGTATCCCGAATATTTACGTCTGCCGATTGAGTTGCAAGCGCCGCTTATAATCAACGGTGTGACGCACCCCGCAGGGGCGCACCTCTCCACCAATGACGATGCGGCAATAAAGGAGCTGGGCTATAAGCCCGTGACCCGTTCCCCCATGCCCTCAAAGGAGGGCTATTATTATACGGAGAGCTGGACGGAAACCGACACGGCTATAGTGCAGGAGTGGGAGGAACATGAACAGCCCCCGGCTACCGACTATACCGAAGTCCTCGATATTATGACAGGAGAAAAAGCATGATAGTACGCACGGCAGAAGAAGCAAGAGTATGGCGAGCGCAACTTGAGAAAGCACTGCCCGCCGTACCCGATAAGGACGCAAGCGGTTGCGTAGACCTCTATCCTACCTTAAAACAGAGCGGCGGTCTCATAAAAGCCGGAACCCGTATCAACTGGAACGGCTGGCTCAAACAGGCCACCGTAGACCTATGGGATACCGAGGCCAACGACCCCGACCATGCGCCTAATCTATGGGTGAAGATAAACTATAAGGATGGTGTTCGGGTTATCCCTGACGTAATCTCAGCAGCCGAGGCATTTGCACTTGCTGAGCTTGGCTGGTGGAACGGTGCGATATACAAGAGCCTCATAGCCGCCAACGTCTACACCCCAGACGCATACCCGCAGGGATGGGAACTTCAGGATTAAGGAGCCGAAAGGCTCTTTTTTCATAATTAAAAAACAAAAATAAAGAAAGGAAAAGAATTATGGAC